TATCCGACCTCTCTCCAATCGGATTTTCGGGGAATCGTCATGGATGTTGCGAATCTATCTATTGTTGACGCTTGTTGCAAGCCATTGCAGCTCTGTAAGCAATTGCCGCTTCCGTTTGAAGAAGATCAAAAACCAACAAAGAGGTGCTCAACCTGCAAAATCGAAAAGCCGGTTGAGGATTTTTATGGCAAGCAAAGCCAATGCAGAAAATGCAAGTCACAAAAGATAATGGAGATCCAGCGTAGAAATCGCGGATATGGCAAAGTTAGGGAGAGAGAAATTCTAAAAGAGTGTCATTTTTGCGGCGATAAAATCAAGACAAGGAAATTCAATCAACGAAGAAATGCTTGTCGCAATTGTGCAAAAAAAGAGCGTGAAAAGGAAAGAACAAAGCCAACTTGCATCGTTTGTGGAAAATTCTGTTCGTCAAAAAAGAATCGATTTTGCTCTTATGAATGCCACAACAAGAATCGAAGTTTAGGATTCGTTGAGATTATTTGTTCTAATTGCGGAAAGATTTTTAGTAGAAAAAAATGGCTAGCTCAAAAGTATTTAGCACACGCTTGCTCAAGTCAGTGTGCGAAGATTGTCACGGCAAACAGAAGGCGAGAAGCTAATCAAGAAAGATACCCTAAAAAGACATTGCAGGAGGTTAAAGAAAGCTTCTACGAAAAAAGACGACAAAAACGCTTGGTTGTAAACTCCAGGTGCAAATCTTTGTGGTTTAAGAAGGCAAATAGGAAAATCGACGGAGAAAGCAATTACAAATCAACTTGGTATAGAAAATCAGCGACAGCTACACAAACAAATAGGACACGACAGCATCACGCCAAGATAAGCAAAAAACGGAGTTTGAAAGACTGGGATTCATGTGTTCGCTATCAACGCAAGGCAATCAAATCAATCTCAGTTAGAAGGATTCGCTCTGGTTGGGAAATCAAGAGTGCGACACAAGCACGAAACTTGAAAGGAAAATGAATAGGAGATTTAAAAGTGATAACTGAGAAACAGCGTGAGTATTTTGAAAAGTACAAAGAATTGCACACGTATCAAAAAGTGGCAGATTTTTTCAACGTAAGAAGGGATACGGTAGAGGAAGCAATAAAGAGCGCAAAAAGAAAGTGTGAAAAGATCGCTTTTGAAATGGATTTGATTCAAGAAAAAAGACGCAATGCAACAGAAAAGCATTCCGCAGCCACGGCAGGTCAATTGATGGAACTTGTAAAAAAACAAGATTTCAAGTGTGCATTAAGTGGCGAAGACATAACAGATCCTAACTTAGCAAGCCTCGATCATATAGTCCCGGTAAGTGACGGAGGAGGCAATGAAGTCGATAATCTTCAATGGGTGTTAAGTGAGGTAAATCGGATGAAGGGAACTCTTACACAGGAAAGATTTATTGAGCTATGTTGCAAGATAGCATCACACCACGCAAAGACCACCTAAAAGAGGGCCGCCTAGATAGGTTCCTCCCGCCTCCGTCATGCGATCGTGTCCAATGCGATCAGTCTTTATTTTTCAGAATCTTAGGCCACCCATTTATACTATAACCTAAACGAGGGATACCGCAACGGAGTATGACAACCAGAGGGCCGCGAATCCGATCGGAGGAATATCAGCGAAAAAATCGCGAAGACGCAACCCGCGCTAGCCGCGAAAAGGTTGCTTCGGTTCGCGAAATCGGGCCGCTTCCCGCCGTCGTCAATCCGGCTCGCCGAGAACTCTGCAAGCCTTCATTGATTGACTTCCTTGCAACGTACTTCCCGCAATCCTTCCTTCTCGACTTCGGCGACGATCACCGCAAAGTCATCGCACGCCTAGAAACCGCGATCCTCGAAGGTGGCCTCTTTGCACTTGCGATGCCGAGAGGTTCCGGCAAAACCACGATTTGCGTCCGCGCACTTCTTTGGGCCATTTTGTACGGTCATCGCAAGTTTGCCATGCTCGTTGGTGCATCCGCCGACGCCGCAAAGGAGCTTCTTGCCGAACTAAAGGTCGAACTGGAAACCAACTTGATCCTTACGCAAGACTTTCCAGAAGTCTGCTTTCCGATTCAAAAACTTGAAGGCATCTCGCAGCGAGCTAAAGGCCAAATGCTCGGCGGCAAGCAAACCAACATCGGGTACAAGGGAAACCAGATAATTCTTCCAACAGTCAAGGATTCCGCCGCTTCGGGTTCGATTATTCGCGTCGCTGGCTTGCTTGGCAGGATTAGAGGTGCAAAGTATGTCAACGCCGATGGCGAATCGATGCGACCTGACTTGACGATCGTCGATGACCCGCAAACCGATGCTTCCGCGAAATCCGAAAACCAGTGCGCTCAGCGTGAACGTGTCTTATCGGGTGCGATCCTTGGTCTTGCCGGGCCGGGCAAACGAATCGCGGGAGTGATGCCTTGTACGGTCATCCGTCGCGGTGATATGGCAGACCGAATCTTGGATCGTTCGATTCATCCGAGGTGGAACGGTGAACGCTGCCGCATGGTTTACCGCTGGCCAACGAATCAGAAGCTTTGGGACTCCTACGCCGAACTGCGAATCAGCGATTTGAAGCAGGGTAATGATAAGCTACCACAAGCCACCGAGTTCTACGGCGAGCATCGCTCCGAGATGGACGAAGGTTCGATTGTCGGCTGGCCAGCACGCTATGAGCCGCATGAACTTTCCGCGATCCAGCACGCCGTGAATTTGAAGCTTGGTAATCCGGATACATTTGACGCCGAGTATCAAAACGATCCCAAAGAAACGCTTGGCAACCAAACCGGCAAACACGCTGCGACGGCTGACGTGATTTGTCAACGCGCCAGCGGTTACGCGCAAGGTGAGATCCCCCGCGAAGCGAATCACCTCGTTTGCGCGGTGGACGTTCAACAAAACGCATTTTTTTATGCTGTCCTCGCTGTTGCAGATGGCTTTACATCTTGGGTCGTCGATTACGGAGTTTGGCCGGATCAAGGAAAAATCTACTACACACTTTCCGAAATCGAACGCACGATTACGCATGAAACCGGAGTCGGCAACCTGGAAGCGTCATTGCTCTCCGGACTCCGACGGCTTGAATCGCACTTGCTTTCTCGTCAGTTTGTCCGTGATGACGGAGCTTCGATGCCGATCGAACGAATTGTGATCGATGCCAACTGGGGGCCGAGTACCAAAACCGTCTATTCTTTTGTCCGTCAATCCGAACAGCGTTCACTTTGGCTTCCGTGGCATGGTCGCGGCGTATCCGCGAAGCAAACTCCGATCAATCAGTGGCCGAGAAAGCCGGGTGAAATCGTTGGGCCGGAATGGCGTATCTCGGCAGCAAACGCCGGTCAGCAGGTTCCGAGGCATATCATCGCCGATGTCAATCACTGGAAGACCGTCTTACACCAAAGACTTCAGCAACCCGAAGGCGAGCCAGGCGCGATGATGCTCTACAAGGCTTCTCCGATGAAACACCGGATGCTCGCCGATCACCTTTGCAGCGAGCAAGCGATCGAAACCGCTGGCCGAGGTCGAACCCTCGTTGAGTGGCAGCTATTGACAGGCCGAGATAATCACTTTCTCGACTGCTTGGTGATGTGTCTTGTGGCCGCTTCAGTCGTTGGCGTTCGGACGCAAGCCGATCCGCAACCAGTCTTGCAACGACCTCGCAAGAGCCTCCAGCAGATGCGGGACGAAGCCTTAAACCGTCGCCGAGAGTAGGCACTAGACAAGTCGAGTAGAATGAACGCTACAGCCGAAATGTAGTAATCATTCTTACAGCGAGTCTCAAAAAGTGGCAAACGCCGACGGAAGCTTAACACCGGGCGAAATCGCCGAAGCAGCCAGCAAACCGCAATCGGTTAGCGTCGATGGCACTTCGGCGACTAGAGCGAGCACGCAAGAGCTTATTGAAGCCGATCGCCACCGAGCCGCCAACGCCGGAGCTGCGACGCCGTGGCGCGGGCTTATCTTCGCTAAGATTCGCAAAGGTTCCGCCGTCAACGGAGATCGCGGCTGATGCCAATCGTTGACCAGTACGGCAAACCGATTCAGCAAGCAACCAAGCAAGCGGAAGCACTTCGCAAGATGCGAGCCGATTCCCGCGCCGAGCTTTCCGCCGCTTACGATGCCGCACAAACAACGGGTGAAAACCAAAAGCACTGGCGTTACGCTGACGATCTTTCCGCTTCCGCTGCTAATAGTCTGACGATCCGCAAAACGCTCCGGCAGCGAGCACGTTACGAATGCCTAGAAGCCAACTCGTTTGGAAATGGCATCGTCAACACGCTAGCCAATGATACTGTCAGCACCGGGCCGAGGCTGCAAGTTCAGCTTCCAGACCGAGATGCCGCTAAGGAGATTGAACGGCAATTCTACCGCTGGATGAAGTCGATCAACTTAACTCGCAAACTTCGAACCGCACGACTCGCTAAGTGCGTCGATGGCGAAGCGTTCTTGATGCGAGTCAACAATCCGGTGATTCGCAATTCCGTACAGTTAGACGTTCAGCTTGTTGAAGCCGATCAGATTTCTACGCCAGGTTGGATTGAAGGACGACCGGGAGCCGTCGATGGTATTATTTTCGATCGTTATAACAACCCGACGATTTATCACGTTTTGAAACAACATCCCGGTGATACTTGGGTTATCAACTCGTTCGAAAAAGAAGATGTCTTCGAACAAGATATGATTCACGTCTTCAATCGCGTTCGTCCGGGACAGGTTCGCGGCATTCCGGAGGTTACACCGGCACTTCCGCTTTTCGCGATGCTTCGCCGTTACACGCTCGCTACGATTCTTGCAGCCGAAACCGCTGCTGACTTTGCCGCCGTGATTGAGACGACTGCGAACACCTATGACTCTACAGGTCAAACCGTTGATACCTCGGTGGCTCCTTTCGATCACGTTCAAATCGATCGAGGGATGATGACAAGCCTTCCCTACGGCTGGAAGATGTCGCAGTTCAGACCAGAGCAACCGACGACCACTTACGAGAGTTTTCGCAATGCGATCCTGATGGAAATCGCTCGATGCTTAGGAATGCCAACCAACAAGGCTCGCGGCGATTCATCGCAATATAACTATTCTTCCGCGCGACTCGATCACCAGCTTTATTATCACCAGATCGAAATTGAACGCAACGAATGGGAAACCGCTTGTCTCGACAAGATTTTCTCTTGGTGGCTCGATGAAGCTTTACTAATCGATGGCTACCTACCAGCAATTGATGCGATCGAAGAAATCCCGCACCAGTGGACATGGCCACCAGCGAAATCCGCTAATCCAGTTGATGACGCGAACGCCGCGATCAGTTTGATTAACAACGGCTTGATGACAGAAGAAAAGTATTTCGCCGAGAACAACATCGATGGCGAAGCACACTACCGCGAATTGATGGAGCAGTTCAATCGCCGCAAGGCTCTCGGAATGCTTTCGCAAGAGCAGGTGATGGTTCTTCAGATGCAGGAAGCCGCGAAAGCCAAAGCCGCCGATCAGGCCGCACAAGCGAAGCAGGAGGCCGAGCAAGTGCAAGCGGAACAAAACTCCGCATCGGGCGAGTTCATGGGTTTATCTCGCCTTCAGTGGAATCGCAACCGTAAAGCGATCGTGGACATTTTGACCGAGTACGCTTCCAAGAAGATGACGCGCACGATGGCAACGGTGATGCTTTCCGGTCTTGGTTTGTCGCCGGATAACGTCGCCGCATTGCTTGACGACGCTTCGGATGGCAGTGTTGACTCGGTTCCGAAGGAGGATTCAGCAAGTGGCTAACCTCTCGCAAACAGCCGCAAACATCGCTGTCGGTGCTTTGGACGCACGAATTGCGATTTTCACCGCTGGCGAATCGATCACTCAAGGGATGCCGGTTTATCTTAGTTCGACCGATGGCAAATACTATCAGTGCGATTCGAACGACGGCGCAGCAAAGGCCGAAGCAAAAGGAATCGCATTAACCGCCGCCGCAACCAATGGATTCTTTGTTCTAGGCAGCAAAGGTAAAATCAATCTCGGTGCAACGCTCACCGTCGGCGAAGTCTATGTGGTCAGCCGCACGAAAGGCGCGATCTGTCCGATCGGCGACTTAACAAGCGCTGACTATGTGACGATCCTTGGGATTGCGACGACAACGGCTCTGCTTGAACTCAACGTCCAAATCAGCGGAGTCTTGAAGCCGTAATGTTGCACGCACAGAAAAAGCTACAAGCCGCTTTAGATGACATTGACTTTTCGCCTCCACAAGGCGTTCGCGAAGAAGCCAAGCGTGGTTTGGAATGGCGACGCGAATACAACCGAGGCGGAACCGAAGTTGGAGTTGCCAGAGCACGCGATTTGAGCAACGGCAAAAACATCTCACCGGAAACCGCGAAGCGGATGAAGGCGTACTTTGATCGCCACGAAGTTGACAAAAAGGGCGAAGGATTCTCGCCGGGTGAAAAAGGCTTTCCAAGTGCCGGAAGAATCGCATGGGCTTTATGGGGCGGAGATCCAGGCCAGGCATGGGCCAACAAACTAGTACGGCAGATTGAGGCGCAAATGACCGCAAGCAAAGACAACACCGTTCGCTTCAATGCAACTGGATCGGTCGAACTTCAAGCCGAGGCCGGAACCGCACCGCGATTTGTGCTTCACGCTTATTCTGGCGGCGTGATGAATCCGAAACTGGCGATCCGCTGGAGTGGGCCGGTTGTCGTTGATCTTGGCGGAATGCAGATCCGATCGGAAGCCTTGCCAGTTCATCGCGATCACGACACGTCGCGTCCCGTTGGACACACGACCGAAATCAATAACGACGGCACGCAACTTGAAGCAACTGGTGTTTTCTCAATTCAGAACGCCGATTCAC